AAAAACGGGCGGGCCAATCGGCGATCGTGATTCCGTCGCTTGAGACGTCGATGGAGCAAGTCTGCGCGGAACTGTCGCAGCAGCTCGTCGGCTTCTCCAAGTGGTTCAACGCCAACTACGAAGGCATCGAGCCGCCGCTGCCAGGCTTGGATGCGGACCAAGCGTGCAAGATCCTGCAGGGTGAACTCGAGCGATTGGCGGTCGAGGGTGGGATGATCCCGACGAGTTACGGGATGGGCCGGCTCGTCTACGACTCGCTGAAGATCGGCCTGATTGAAAGCTGCGTCACGTGGAAAGTGATGATGGTCCCGGAAGACGAGGCGACGTATTCGATTGCCGCCGGCGGCCGGCTGCAGATCGGCACGCAGCAATCGATGCGACTCAAGATCGACATCGTACCGTATGACGACCACTATCCCGATCCGACGCCCGCACGGCATTACGACATCCACGAAGTCGAAATACCGATCGCCGATCTCCCTGCGATGGGATTCACCGACGACGAGATCGAGCGCATGCGGCATGCCTCCCCCGGCAGCGAGAAGCAAGAGCAGCGGCGGCGCCGGCAAGGCATTACCCCTGGGTTGCCGCAGCCGCATCAAACCGTCCTCTTGCGGGAGTACTGGGGCGACTTAGTCCACCCGCAGCGCGGCACGATGCTCGCTGAGAAGATCTTTTTCCTCACGGCCAGCGGAACGTCTGTCGTGCGCAAGCCGCAGCGAATCCGTGATCATCTCTGGTGTGGGTATCGGCCGTTCTTATGCGTCGTCTTGCTGCCCACCCCGACGGCGCGGGAGCATCACGCGTTCGTCGATATCGCCCGGCCACTCGTCGAAGCCGAGAGCGAGCTGACGAACCTGATGATCGACGCCGGCTTCAATGCGGCGCTCGGCATCAAGGAGGTCCGCTCGTGGATGCTCGAGGATCCGAGCGTCATCCAGGGGGGCCTGCGGCCCGGGCTGGATCTCGAAGTCGCACAGGGCATGGGCGAGGGGGACGTGGTCAAGCGGGTCGATACGGGGACGCTGAACCAAGACATGCTGAACGTGCTCGACCGCATGTCCCGGATGCGCCAGGAGGCCTTCCGGATCAACGATCTCCAGTTAGGCCGCACACCCCAGCGGAAGCAGTCTGCTACCGAGATCATGCAGATCCAGGATGCCGGGAACGATCTCTTTTCCAATATCGCGCTCCGGTTCGAGGACACCGGCATCGAGCCGCTCCTCGAGTTGTGCTGGCTGCTCATCTGGCAATTCGCCGACAAGTCGATGATCACCCGGTTCGGGGCGATTGTCGGACCGGAGAACGCGCAGTCGCTCGCCATGCTGACGCCACAGGAGCGCTTTGCCGCGTTTGCGACGTCGGTGACGTTCAAGGTGCAGGGCTACAAGTACCAGCTGCAGCGGGTGAAAGACCTGCAGAAGCTCATGATGCTCCGCCAACAGGCTGCAGCGAATCCCGCGCTGATGCAGGTGATTGCACAGCGGTTCTCGCCCCAGAAGGAATACGCCCTCATCCTGCAGAGCCTCGGAATCGATCCGGCGGATGTCGAGCGGGATGCCGACGAGCCGATGCCGAACCCGATGCTGATGGCCGGGCAGGCCGGGGCACCGCAAGCCGGCAACCCAGCGGTGAACCCCGCTGCGGCACAGGCAGGACCGCCGCCAAACCCGATGGGCCAGCGCGGCGGCCAGCTGCCATGACGTCGGTGGCATAGAGGGGGAAGCGAATGGCGAAGAAAGCTGCGACTCGTCCTGCTCCCGCCCGTGTGCAGCCGACGCTCGGCCAAGCCACCGGTGGCCGCCCGGGCCGTGTGCCTCCGGCGCGTCCCGCAGCGGCGCCCCGAGCTGGCCCCTTGGGTTTAGGGCTCGGACTCGGTCCGCGGCAGCGTGGCGCGTTTCAGCAGGCCGCGCAGCAGGGGCAGGGGCAGCAGTGGCTCGCGGGGCGTCCCGGGCTGCAGCAGCGGGTGAATCAGCAGGCCCCAGGGGGCTGGCGTGCCCAGAACCTGCAGAACTTCTTGCAGGGTGGACAAGCGCAACAGCGTCCACCACTCGGTGGCGGACTGCCGACGCCGCAGCCACCCACCGCCGGCGGCATCTTGGGCGGCATGGGAACGGGCAATCCCTACATGCCTCCCGGTGGCTACGGGGGTGGCCTGCAGCCACTTGGGGGTGGCCAAGCGAATCTTGGGGCGATGTACGGCGGTGGGGGCGGGATGTTCAACCCGATGAACCGGCCCGCGTTCGCTGGTCCAGGCGGTCCGATGTTCGGCACCCCAATGGGCGGCATGATGGCTGGCTTTGGTGGGGGCGGTGGCGGCGGCGGGATGTTGGGCCAGTATTCGCCGGCGATGCAGCAGATCCTGCAGGCGCGCGGTCTCGGTGCCGGCGGGAATCTCGGCGGCGGACTCGTGCCAGCCGGGAGCATGGCGCAGAACTTTGGTGCTCCGCAGCCGCAGCAGGCAGCCGGGAGCATTGCGCAGAACTTCGGTGCCCAGCAGCCGCAGCAGCCCCAGCAACAGGGAGGCACGCCGGTCTGATGTTGGTGATTGGCGGCGGCCACGGCACCTCGACGGCGTCGGTCTGCTTGGCCGACCCGAAGCCGGAGCGCCTCCGGAAAGCATTGGAACCCGGGAAAGCGGTCCGGATGACGCTCGAGGGCGACGTCAATCAGCTGACGCTCCGGGATGGCCATGCCGATCTCGAGCTCGACGTCCGCGACGTCTCGGTTCGGCCCGACGGCAAACGCACCATTTCCTCGTTGATCGAGGCCAAACAAAAGAAGGCGATTCCCTGATGGCAGACTGGCGAGACGGTTATGAGAGCACGCGCCCGGAGGATGCCGACGCACCCGAGCCGCACCCGAGCGCGCAGCCCTATCTGAGACCGGGCGGGATGGCGGAAGCCTACAAACGGCGCTGGAAGAACGTCCCGGTCGCGTTCCCCTTCGGGACGGCGAAGAACGGAGGCGGCGGGGGTGGCGAGTGAGCGATCCATCCGGGGCCGTTCGCTGCCGAAGGCGCGGCAGTGGCTCCAGTGGCTCCGCTATCACATCGACGATCTCCCAGCGGATCACGGCTGGGTCGAACTCTACCGCGATACCGTCATTGGCCTGCATCACGCGATCGTGTCCGCGGCGCGGCGGCTCCGGGGCAATCCGACTTGGGACATTCAGGGGACGATGACCGACGATACCGAACGGCTGGAAGAGGGCGCGCTGCACTGGGCGCGGAATGCCTCGGCGCTGCGGTTCCGGCCGGATGTCCCGGAGCGTTTCCGGTCGCTCATCAGCGTGCTGCATGGGGCCTGCAATCAGCAGGTTCGGCTCGCGCGCGAGATCGATCGCATGCGCCGCAACGGTGAGATCCAGGTCGACGTCACGTATGACCAGCATGCCCAGCGACTCGTTGAGGTGGAGTGAAAACAATGGCCGTCGAGTTTGACCCGAAACTCGCGAGTCTGATCTCGAGCGGCAACGCCGCGCGGCCATTACTTGCTGCCCTCGATGCCTTTTGCGGGATGCTCGTCGAGGAAACCTTAAAAGGGCTCGACCGGGAGATCAACAACGTGAGTCTCACCGCGGAGGACGCCTTCGCGAAGTGCCATGAGATCGCCGCCTATCGGCGGATCGTGCAGCGGCTGCAGCAACGGGTGACGGCGGGCGAGCGGGCGGAAGCCCGCGCCGCGAGCCGCCACCAGGAGACGGTGCAATGACGGGGAACGAGCCGGCCGCCGACGCGCCGGCGCGGCAACAGGTTCAATTAGGTGGCCGCACGCTCGAGCTTGCTGCCGACGACGCCGCGACCGTGCGCCAAGCATTTCAGGATCTGGCGAACTCGTATGGTCAGTCCCTTGATGATCAGCGGCGTCAGATCCTCTCGCAGATCGGCACGCCGCAATGGCAGCAGCCCGCGCCGCAGCCCGTCGTCGATCCCCTCGTCGATGTCCCGGACCCCGATCTGCTCTTCTCGAACAAGCAGGCGTGGGCGGACAGCTTCGCGAACAGCGTCGAGGGGCGAATTCGGCGCGCGCAGAGTGAGCAGACCGCGCTGCTCCAAGGCGCTGTGTCGGCGGTCGATCAAGAGCTGAAGCGCCGCGATCTCCAAACGCAGGCGAAGCAGATCCACGACACCGAAATGGAAGCCATGCTCGAGCGCCGGGAGCTCGGGGATCATCGGAACATCGTCCAGATGGTCTACAACGAGCAGTACCAGGCATTGCAGCATCTGCCGCTCGGCGTTGCGCTCGATCAGATCGGTGCCTTGGCGGAGCAGGAGATCGCGAACATTCGTGGCGTGCATCCGGCGGCTGCCCCTGCGGCGGCTCAGCAGCAGACGGCTCCCCCACGGCTCCTCTCTTCTGGCCGCCGTGCGGGCAGCGCGCCGGAATCCCCGCCGCAGCGACAGGGGAAGACCTTGTCCGATTTGATCCGGGCGCATCATGAAGCGTTCTTGGAAGGGACACACGCGGCCTAATGGGAGACATCCTCAAATTGGAGGCTTCTGTCGCTCTTCCGCCCCGGCACAAGAAGTGCCCGGATTGTCGACTCGTCAAGCCCGAAGCGGAATATGGGAAGCATCGGCGGATGCCCGATGGTCTGCAGTTCTACTGTCGGGAATGCACTGCCGCACGGGGACTAGCCTCACGTAAGGCGCACCCGGAACGGCATCGTGCCGTGGTGCGAAGGACGTATGAGAAGAACAAGCCGAAGATACTCGCCCGGCTAAAACAGACCCGGAAGCGTCGGTGTGAAGAACTCCTCGCCCGGCTGAAGGCCGGTCCCTGTGTCGACTGCGGCGGACATTTCCCGCCGTGTGCCATGGACTTTGATCACCGGCCTGGTACCGAGAAACTCTTTCAGTTCGGTGGCAGCGATCTCGTGCGGCATTCATTGGAGACGACGCTCGCAGAGATCGCGAAGTGCGATCTGGTATGTGCGAACTGCCATCGTGTGAGGACGTGGCGGCGGCACAGAGGGGAAGGAGAAAGATAGATGCAAACCTGGAACCAGGACACTCCGAGCGGGCCTTTTCGCAATAACTTTCTTTCTGAGCAACTTTACGAGGCGAGCTTCGAGAAGGCCGAAGTCATTCAGTGGGTCGAGCCAGTCGACGGCTTCGGCAAGAAGAAGGGCGACACCGTGAACCTGTTCACGATGACGGGACCGCCCGAGCCGGCGTCGAAGGGCATCCTGCAGGAGAACATCCGGATCCCGGAGACGCAGGTCGGGCTCTCGGGGACGTCGTTCCTGATCCAGGAGTTCGGCGAGGCGGTCACGTGGACGAACATCTACGACGACTGGGCGAAGTACGATCTCCCGGCATTCATCAAGAAGCGGCTCCGGGAGATCATGAAGCTGACGCTGGATGTGTCCGCCGGTGATGCCTTCAAAAAGGGCTTCATCACGATGACGCCGACGTCGGCGACTGGGTTCACGATCGATACGACGGGCACGCCCTCGGCTGCGGCATCCGCGGCCATTGGGGTCCGGCATCTGCAGCTGATCCGAGATTACCTCTACGGGACGCTGAAAGCGCCATTCTTCGGCGAGGGCGATGCGTATATCGGCATCTTCAACTGGGCCAGCACCCGCTCGCTGCGCATCGATCCGCTCTGGAAGGAATGGTATGTCTTGGGCAATCCCGAGAAGATCCAGCGCGGCGAGATTGGGATGATCGAGAACATCCGCGTGATCGAGACGAATCACGACACGGTGCTCCAAGTCGTCTCCGCAGCCGGCCCCATCATGATCGGCCAAGGCTTAGTGTTCGGGGACGAAGCCGTGGCATTCGCCGAGGCGCAGACGCCGGAATTGCGGCTCCGGATCGCGGACGACTACGGCCGGAATCTCGGCTGCGCATGGTACGGGCAGCTCGGGTTCGGTTTGTTCCATTCGACTGCAAATCCCAGGGAAGCCCGCATCGTCCGCATCACTGGGAACAACTTCGCGAACCCATAGCCGGCCGAGGAGGAGGACAATCCGATGGCAATGGATGCGGGGACCTATACATGGAGCAGCCCGGCGACTGGGCAAGCGACGGATGGCGCGCTCGCCGCGGCATTGACGCCCACCGGGGACAAGGCTTTTTTCATTGCGACCGAAGGAGTCGATGTCGCCGAAATTGGCTGCTTGATTGCGACGGCGACTGCGGCCACGCCGTTGGCATTTACGGCTGCCACCGCCCCCGCAGTGGGTGGAACGTATACGGTTCGGGCGACCTGCACTGGCCCGGCGGCGGTGCTGCCGGTTGGGGCGTGTCTGCGCAAGGGGGTCAGTATCCATCTCGACAAGGGCGCGGTGCTCCGGCTCTCGATCACGACGGCCGTTGCCAGTGGCAACGGAGCACTCTACGCGAAGGTCTATCCGGCAGGCAGCCGTACCGTCGACATCGTGAGCAGCACCTGATGGCGCGGCTTGAACCCGTCCACGTGCTCGAGCTCGATCGGGCGACGAGCAAGATGGAAGTCGTGCGGATCAATCCGACGCGGAGCTTCTCCGCGATGGGTGAGCATGGTGCCCTGAGCTACACGTGGCAAAATGGCAAGTGGTTCGGCCAGGGTGGCCAAGAGATCGATCCGGCCGAAGTGCCGCAGGAGTATCTCGAGGCCATGCGCGCGACCCCCGTGGTCATTGCCGATCGCGGCCCGAAGGTCGTGTGGACCTGCGAGTTCTGCGGGCAGAGCATGAATAGTTCCGAGAAAGACGAGCATTTGATCGGCCACGTCCGCGAGACGTTAGCCGCCGCGGGAAAGACCCCGCAGCCACCGAAGGTGGAGAGTCATCCGGAGGAGCGGCCGAGAGCACGCGCCGCCAGCTGATCGATGGCCGTTCCCATCACGGCACGCGCCATTTTCCAAGCCCATGTCGATGGGATGACGGCGACTGGACTCGTCGATCTTTCGATTCCGGTGTCGACTGCCTGGGCGTTCGAAGACTCGGCGGCCAATTTCGATATCGTCGATTTTGCTGCTGGGACCACGCGCCTGCAGCGCCCCCCCAAGGCCACGATGCTCGTCATCATTCCGCCGCCCACAAATGTAGTGGTCCCCTTTCTCAAGGGCCATACGAGCGATACCGGCATTGCCCTGACGCCGAATGCGGCCAGCATTATGTCGCTGGCGCCTGGATCTCAGCTCGTCTCTTGGCCCGCTGCAGTCGCCGGGGTCCGCGTCATCTGGCTCTAAGGGGCGCGTGGCATGGCCTACTTCGCCACCGCCAAGGATCTGAAGCTGGATGCGCTCTATCTGGCGGGCGAGCCAACTGATGGGAACTCGCAATACGATTCCCGGGTCTATGAGTGGCTGACCGTCGTCGAACGGGCACTTATTTCGGGTGGGCAGTTCGGCCAATCCGTTTTGCAACCGGTGGATTGGCTCTGGGCACGCGCGTGGCCACGAGGCGCCATTCAGCTCTTGCAACCCGCGAACGGCAATCGCACGGTTCAAGCTATCTTCGAAACCGGCTCGCGCTTCGTGAGCACGTTTCCGATGCTGCCCTTCGCCAGCAATCTCGCTGGCTGGCGCGTGCAGCAGGATCAGACGCCAGCGCGCCATCTCATCCTCGTCAGCCAAAATGACGAAGGAGCGAATCAGACTTACATCACACTCGCGGAACCGTGGACCGGCCAGACGATGCGGATCACCAACTGGCTCGCCTATCCGGATACCTACGAGCTCCCGACCGATTTCGTCCGCGGGACGTCACCGCTCTTCATCATGGCCTTTCCGAGCTTCGGCTTACCCTACTCGATCGATGTTATCGATCCGCCAGATCTCGAGCGGTACTACCCGCAGACGTGGCCGATGGCTGGGGGCCGGACCACGGCGGGATTTCCCGTCGTCGCTGCGCGGGTCGACGAGACGAAGATCCGCTTCTCCCATTACCTCTACACGCCGGACCACTGCCTGCCGGTCCAACTGGAGTTCGAATACATCCGCCGACCGGACGTGCTCCTCGAAGGCAGCATCTCGAAGATCCCAATCCAGCATCGCCGCATTTTGAGTTTTGGCTGCGCCTATCTTATTCTGGCTGACAAGGACGATTCCGCCGCCGCCGTCCTCTGGCAGCAGTTCCAGGCGCAATGGAAGGCGATGGGGGATGAGTATCGGCGCGGCCTCCGGCGCATGTCGTCGCGCTGGGGAGTCGTGCAGCCGTCCCGAGTGACGGCCGCGTGGGGACCGCCACTCTGGACCGCGGGCGGCCTGCCCGTGTGGTCGTGGTAAATGCCGCAGTCCGGCACACCCTACATCATTCCGCTCGGCTCGGCCGGCATGGTGCCCCAGCAGAACCGCTGGCTGGCGCAGCCGGGGCAGATGACACTCGCGGAGAATGTGACGCTCGAGAACGATCTCCTCCAGCTCGAGCCGGCCTCGGCGTACTACAACGTCAGTGGGGTCGGCACGCGTCCGCTGGAATGGCTCGCCATCGACGGGCGATTCATCGACACGATGATTCAAAGCAGCGGCTGCGTCGTCTGGTTCCAAGCCCGTGGCCCAGCGCAGGTCGAAACGACCTCGATGATCGCCGCGACCGCGTCTGCGCCGCAGACATGGATAGTGGGCAGTACCGGAACGATCCCAGCAGGCGCCGCGCACGTCATCGCCATCAGCCGCGATCGGCAGGCCTCGAGTAGCGTTGCGACCGCGATCAGTGACAGTGCGGGGAATAGATATAGTCTCCTCGCCGATAGCGGCGCCCGGGCGAATCTCCACCGTGTCCAGCTCTGGGCGGCATTCCTGACGACGGCCCTCCCCGCTGGCGGCAGCCTCGCGGTGACCTTGGCACAGAGTGGCCTGAACGTCGCCATGGTGGGTCGCTGGTATACCGATATCGCCTCGTTGACACCCATCGCGAATCAGCCGATCACCCCCTATTTCCAGGTTGATCCGGCGCAGGCGCTCGGACTCTTCACCTCGATGGCGTCGGTTCTCCACGGCCCGGAATACACCGGAGTGCATACGTATCCGCTCCGGGGCATCGCAGCGCTTGCAAGCGATGACACGACGAATGATCCGCCCTGTATGATGGACGACCCGTCGTGGATGTTGACTCGCATCCCGAGTCCCAGTGCGGCGCACCATCTATTGATCCAGTTTACGCGGTTCTACGCCGGCAGCGATGTTGGGATTGTCGGCCAGATCGAGTGGAACAGTCTGGCACTGTCGACGCTGACCGGCACCGTGACCGCCCAGCGCGGATCATCCACCCTCACCGGGACTGGCACGCGGTTCCTCGAAGAGACCCGACCCGGAGACATCCTCGCGTTCCAGAGCGGTTCCATGCGACGGGTCGTCTCCGTGCAATCGGATACTCAACTGATGACCGAAGCGCCGTGGGACTTCAATTTCAGCGGTTTCATGGACCGGCGCGCTGGTCCTGTCCTCATCACCGCGGCCATTTATGGCAGCGTCGAGGCCCGTGGGATGGAGGTGTATAAGGAGCGCTCGATCGACGGCACGCATGGGTGGCTCAATGAAACGACGCTCACCACGCTGCCCTTCGCCGCCAGCATGCGCCGGGCGCGATTCATTACTGCCGGCCAAGAAGTAGCGCTGAATCCCCGGAAGCTGTTCCTGTTCACGGGTGTCATGCCTGTGCAGGTGCTTTCGGGTGATGGCAAGACCATGACGTCCATCGCGATGCCCGCCCTCGATTGGGATCCGAATCCGTTTGTCCCGAATCCGAACAAGCAGCCGGTGAATGGGATTGTCCACAGCTACTGTCTGATCGCGTTCGGCAACGCGAACTTCCCGCATCAGATCTACATCTCGAATCCGACCAATCACGAGGACTTCCAGACGCCGACGCCCGATCCGAATCAGGTCATCCTGCTCAATATCGCGTCCAATGTCGGCGAGCGGCTCTGGTGTGCCGCGATCTATCAAGGCGTCTGCTTCTTCTGGAAGTATCCGCACGGCATCTTTTACCTGGACGATACGATCGGTGATCGGCTGCAGTGGACGTATCGGACGCGCTCGATGGAGCTCGGCTGTGCCCCCAGCCCGTTTGCCGTCCTGGCGATGGAAGACGACGTCATCTTCTGCGATCCCACGGCGCACTTCCATCTGCTCTCGGCCGTGGCGAGTCTCGGCGGCACGGCAGATTCCGATCTGACACGGATCCTCGGGCTGCAGCAGTGGACGAACGAGAACATCGATCTGCCGTCCCTCGCGCAGATGACGTCCGTCTATGACAACACCACGAAGACGGCGTGGTTTGGATTTCGGAGTCGCCAAGCCGTCGCGGCGGGCAGCCC